TCAATATCTATTCTTCCAGGAACAGAAACAGATCCTGCTGGAAACGCTGCAGTTGAAGCAACGGTAATTGTTGTTGCTATTGCAGAAAGAGCACCATTTAATGTAGTTGTTACACTTGGAATAACTACTCCACCAAATAATCCAGTTCCCCATCCATAAGCAGGTGTTTGAAATGTAGGACCAATTGTAACGTAAGGAGTCATTGTCAAAGTTCCTCCTGCAGTTACACCCGTCCCAGTTTCAGCACTTGCCATTGTAATCGTAAAAGTATTTGCTGTCGGTGTTGAAATTACTTGAAAAGTATTTGTTGTAAAACTTCCTGATGTAAAACTTGTTGTAGGTGATCCTGGAGTTGTAACACTTGTAAATATTATATAATCACCAGCAATTAAAGAATGCGCTGTTAAATTAATTGTAACGGTTGTAGAAGATGTTATTGATGTATAAGTGGCACCAGTTAAAGCTGTTCCAAGAGGTGTAATATCAAAAAACTGACCTTCATAATAAATAACTAATAATTTAGAAGATCCTAAAGCTGCGTATTTTTTACCATCTAATGCTGTCCACGTATGCTGGTCTCTTACAGGACCTGCCATTGTAGTTGAAACTAATTGTTGCCAACCACCTATTTTTTGTGGTTCTCCATACCTAAATCTAACATTATCACCATCAATCCATTGCCCTTCGGCTCCGGTTGCAGTCTGTTGTTTATTGAATCCAGGTTTAAACTGTATTTTTTGTAATGGCATAACCCCTCTTTATACTTATAAATTAAGTAAATACCAGAGGAGCTTGAGGTAGAATTGGTGGTAAACCCCTCTAGTAAGAGGATGTTATATCACTTTTTAAACCAAGCGGGAAGTCCTAAATGAGGTCTACGATCGTATATATTTTCTTTAGACCCTTTAGTTTCTATATTATTGTAATGTAAGAATACTTGACCACAGTCATCAAAAGATAATTTATCTCTCCAATGCTCTAATTCATTTCCTCTATAAACTAACATATCACCAGGTTGTAACATTACTTTAACACCTTTAGATTTTGATGCTTTGTAATTACCTGTCTTTTCATCAACTCCTCCTAATGATGCATCTGGTTCTAAATATATTGGCCAACAACCACCACCTAAGTGCATAGTTGTAGAAATCTCACATGAAAATCTATCTTTGTGTTTATGTAAGACATCTCCTTTTTTATAAATCCTAGCATAAGAATAATTAGGATTTAATTTTAATCCTGTATTCTTTTCCATTACTGGAAGTAATTTTGTAAGTAATGTTTCCATTACGATGTCTGAATAATGTGAATAAGTATCTGGAACTTGAGCATCATTCCATACACCAAAGTATTCAGTAAATTGTGAAATGTATTTATTATCAAACATTGTACGTGCTACTGTTTTTTTCATCATGAAATAATCATAACAAAATTTAGCAAGATCTTCTGATATCGCTTCTTTAATAACTACATACTTATCTGTTTTAAAACTCATATTTTCTCCTTTTTAGTTTCTGTTTTATTTTCCGCTCTAGTTTGTACTCTTACTGTATCAGTAATCATTTTTCTTACAGCTTGTAAATTAAAATGTATAAATCTGAAATCTTCAATACCTGCATCAACTATATATTCATGTGTTAAATACGCTGGAATAAATATCATTGTTCCTGGTTTTGGTTTATAGTGTACTTTATCAGTCCCTAACGTAATTTCTTTTTCATTCTTTAAAGGTAATTGTGTCATAAGTTTACCAGGTCTTGGATCGTGAAATACTGGTATTGATGTTTTTTCAGAACATCTTAAAAAGTAAAAACCACTAATATGATTATCATAATGTGTATGTGGAGTATGATGACCTCCTGCTTTTTCTGCAAAGTGCTGAACCCAAAATTCTGTCCAAAATAATTCATAGTTAGTTAAATCATAACCCATATGATCTAAAACATTCCATGAAGTTGAACCTATATATTCTTGAAATTCTTTTAAATCAGGATCTCCTACTAAAGATGTACTGTGATGAGACATAGAAAAATCACCTATTTTTTTACCTAATTCTTTTTCACGTTCTTTAATTGCTTTTTTATTATTTTCTTTAGCTGCTTTAATATATTTATCACAAACTTTATCTACATGACTTACCCATTCAGGTATTTCAATAGAATATATTGGTGTACTAAAATAAATTGATGAATTTAATTGATCTGTTTTTGCCATTATCTAAACGGATGTCCAAGGTTCCAAATAACCAATGAATATCTTGTTCCTTTCGTTACTGGTTTAACTCTATGCCAAACGTGAGATGGAAATACTACTATACTTCCACGTTGACTTATTTCTGCACATTTCCTAATTGTTGGTTTATCAGGGTCCATATTTCTAAAATCAAATTCTAATTCTCCACCTTCATAATCTTTTGGATCTGATAGTGAACATGTAACAGATAGTTTTCTAATTTTACCATTAGTATCTTTATTATCTGGATTTGCATATGGAGTTTCCCAAGAATCACAATGCCAATCATAAAATTGATTTAATTTATATTTTGTAAATTGACAGCTTTCTGAAAAATCCCAATCAAAATTCCAACCTGCTAATCTATTTGCTTGATGAATGAAAGGTTGAATTTCTTTATATATCCAACGATCATTTAACCAAGTTATATTTGAATCTCTTTTCTTTTTTAAATCTACTATATCTTTATCATCAAGTGGTTTACCTTCATTAATTTTATTAGTTTGACCACCTGTAAGTGCTAATTGTTCTTGTTGTGATATTCCATATTTAATTAATTCATCACAAAATCTAGGTGTGAGTGCACTTTGAAAATAGTAGTAATAATTCTGTAGGTTCATTCTTTATACTGTATATAAAATTTTTAAATCAAAGTAAAGTGGTTGATTATTAGCTAACTGTAAGTGTTCCAGAAACCGTGAATGTCGCAACTTTACAACCTCCAGCTGGTGCCGGTAATGTTGTAACTGTGTTTGTTCCTGGCGCTGCAGCTATATTTGATGGTCCTGGTGCTCTAATAATAACAATACCTGAACCTCCGGTTCCACTACCTCTGTCATTACCTGATCCTCCACCTCCACCACCTGTGTTAACAGTTCCTGCAGTTCCTTCTGATATAGCTCCTGGTGTTCCTGGTCCCCCTGGTCCACCACCACCATTTCCTCCTGCTCCACCTGGATTACCTGGTGCTTGTGATCCCCCACCTCCTCCGCCGGCATAAAATACAGCACTTCCTGAAATACTATTAGGTGATCCTACTCCTCCTGCTCCTCCTGCAGGAATTGCTCCATTTGATCCCGTAGCACCTGCTCCTCCACCGCCTCCACCTCCGTGAGCTCCTGATTGTGGTCCTCCTAATCCTCCTGGATTACCTTGTGATGGTGATACGGGTGGACTATTTCCTGTACCTGCTGATGATACTGGAGCGGGTGAACCTGTTCCATAAACTGCTCCACCTCCTGAACCTCCTGAACCTGCATTTCTACCTGGTGCCGGTGATTCAAAACCTCCTGCTCCAAATCCTCCACCTGTCGATGTGATTGTTGAAAATATTGAAGGTGATCCTTGAGTTCCTGGTGCAGTATTAGGAGGATATGTTACTCCTGTTCCACCAGCTCCTACTGTAATTGGATAACTTAATGGTCCATATCCTGTTAATGTTAATTTTGATCCTCCTGGAAATGAAGTTCTAAAACCTCCAGCTCCACCACCACCACCTGCTGATGTTGCTCTTCCACCACCTCCTCCACCTGCTACTACTAAATAATCTACATCTAATGAAATTTGTGTTTCTGGCCACGTTCCGCTTTTCCTTGCACTAAATTGACTTTTTAAATTCCAAACACCACTTGCCTTGTTTAATTCTTTTACGATAACGATTCCCGAACCGCCGGCTCCTCCTGCAACTGTTGAACCAGAAGCTCCACCTCCACCACCTGTATTAACTGTTCCTGCTGTACCAGTACCCGCTTGACTTGCAGGACCTCCACCGCCTGTTCCTCCTGCTCCTGCTGCAATTGAATTTACATTATAACCACCACCACCACCTCCACCTGCATAAACACCTGAATTAGGAAGTCCTGGTCCGAATATTGGTGTTACATCTGATCCCGCTCCTCCAGCTCCTCCTATAGTAGGTGCAAAAGGATTTCCTGCAGTTCCTGCTCCACCTCCTCCACCACCTGAATAAACACCTCCACCTCCACCTCCACCTGATCCACCTGGATTACCTTGTGGTGGACTTACTGGTGGTGTATTTCCTGCTTTAGGTCCACCTGGACTTGATATAGTTGCAGCTCCTCCACCTGAACCTCCTGTTTGAGCTGGTAATGGATTAGTACCTTCTCCTCTTCCACCACCGGTACTTGTTATATTTGAAAAACTTGAATTAGATCCTGATACACAACCTGCTCCACCCCCGCCTACTACTATTGGATATGGTGCTGCTCCACAAACTGCAAATGATGTACAAGTACGAAGTCCACCGGCTCCACCTCCACCTCCACCATTTGGATTATCTCCTTTTCCACCTCCACCACCTCCTGCTACTACTAAAGCAGAAACTAATCTAGTTCCTGGCTGCGTAGTTAATGTTGATGATCCTGATGTAGCAATAGTTTGAGTACACTTTCCAAACGATGTTGGATTTACTACTCCGATTATACCGCCATTGGGTGATCCCATAAGTCACTACTCCTGTTTAAAAATCTTTTAACTTAATTGCCTGTAGCAATCCAAGATGAAGTGTCAGGTGACCAAGCGAATGTATTATTTTGATCGTCTTTACCAGTCCATCTTTGTCCAGCTTCATCCCAAGAAATAAAGTATCTTACGTTATCTCCATAAGTTGTAACTGTTGGAAATGCAACTGGGGCTTGCCAGTCGTCACTAGAGTCTAGCGACCAAGATGCGAATGGTTGTGGTGCAATGAATTTATTTTTTGTGGAATCAAACGTGTAACCAATTCCAGCGTATTGTTTTCTGAAATTATTGTTATAAGAAGTTTGAACCCATCT